GGCTACTTTATTGAGGAGTTCAACTACCCCTTGCCTTGTAAGGTTAAGCTCAACTACCTCCATTGCGATTGGTTCGTAGGACGCAGACCAATCGGCTTTCAGTTCTTTGACACACGATAGGGCATCTCGCTTGGTGCTAAACCATTCGCGGTCAGACTGACTGGTTACATTGTATATTTTCATAGTGTTGTGGTTACTGTCTTCTTCTTCTTCTTATTCTTCTTAGGTTGCTTTCCTTTGGAATACTTCCCTACTAACATTTCCCTGTCGAATGAAACTAGGGTTTTGGCTACTTTTCTGTAGCTGGATCTAGTTGGTTTTCTTTTCACTGTTTGGCGTATGGTTTTGGTTTGTGTTCAAAGTAATCCTCTCCCCGCTTATACCCTTTGCAGATATACTTACTATGTATGTAAGCTACAGCGTCGTCGTATTCAAGAAATGAGGGGCCAGCCGTAAACCATCTTAAAAGCAAGCCAAGTTGTGTGACTTCCCCGTCTTGCGCCTTAACATCAGGTATCTCATCCATAATGCCACCATCCCACCTTGTCTGAACCCTCCACAGGGGTTCCCTCAAAGCGTGTGTTTTAACACGCTTTAGGCGGACATGCAGAGTTACACCTTCCATTATTTTCATTACTTTTTTATTATCAACGCCCCAATCAAAAAGAGAGGAGTGGTTTTTGGATGTGATCATAATTTTTAATTTATTGTTAGAAATGTAAGTAAGCCCGGGTGTTTCAATAGGTAGAAAAACACAACCAATTACATGAGCATGATAATTAGATGGTAAAAACCTCGTCCGGGGATCTCCCCCGGCACCATGCCCGGGCTTACTTAAAAAGTGTTTTCACCAGTTGCTTATTTTCTTTAATAAATCTTGGACAACGGGGAGGTCTTGCAGTGTTCTCCATAATTTAGCAGTCGCGCAATGGCAATGTTCTATACAAATGTGCCTCAAAAGTTTCCCTTCATATGTTCTGAACTCTGTTCCTGCTTCCTTGTAATGCAGGCTGCGGAGTTTTTCCGAAACTCTGGCTAGCTGTGACCCCTTTATTTCGTAAATCATTGCGTTTCTCCTCCCGTTCTTACGTGTTCTGCAATCAGTGCGGCATCTATTAAGCCGTCATGTGGTTTCCTGTGTTTTCTTGTTGGTAGCCAATCTTCTTCCGGCCAAGTTTCATTAGCTTTATCAAGTGCTAACAACTTGGTCAACCCTTTTTCTTTCTGAGCTAACATTTTTTTCTGCCACGCACGGGCTGTAACCCTGACAACAGCGGAACCCTTGGCCTCAAAGAAACCTGCCATTTTACCAAAATTAAGCGCCAAAGAACGCAAAGCAGCCGCGCTTGGGCAGTGGTGCGGTGGTGCTTCGATTGCTACGACGTGCTTATTGAACTGCTCCACCCACCCCCAAATCTGTTTGTTATCAATCTCTTTACGCCCTCCGTGCTCGGTTACAGGCATAATCATTGTGTCGATCACTAGCCCGTGTGACCAAGATAACGCTACAAGTCCCCCCTTTAACCCGTTGTCAATCCCCACTACTACAGAGGTGTCTTCCGATATTTTAGCCATTTGAAGGGCTGGGGTTTACTTCAACAACAGGTTCAGCTTGCCCCGGTATGCCCCCGCCGTTGAGGATCTTTACATCCACATGCAAGGCACTACCAGCCGACCCGGTTCCCCCTTTTCCGTTTGAGGACAAACCCAAATTGCGCCGGATGACGTTATCTAATTCCGAAAACTCCTTTATCGTTTTTGGCCCCCTGATCCTAGATTTGGAATCCCGCAGTATACGCATCCCAAGGTTAGCTGTGTAAGACTGGTATTGGTTTTGCACGGTGACTTCCCCCTCTGAAACATTTTCGATCACCTCCATCTCCTCGTCCCGGGATAATATTTGGGCTACCCGTATGATGTCTCTTTTTTCCTGACCACTAAGAGACTCGATCAGGTCTTTGTCCGCTGTAGCTTGCTCATCCTGTTCTGCTTCGTGGGCAGCTTCCAGAAATTTTAGCTGTTTATCGTTTTCGCTCTCATCCGGGTTAGTGTCTAACACGGTGGCATCAATTTTTAGGGGGTCAGTTACACCTGCATTTTTAAGCCACCTACGTAAAGTAGATCGCGGCACCCCCATTTCCCTAGAGACTTTACTTTTGTCCCCGCATTCCTCATAAAGCTGTAGTGCTTTAGCTTGAATAACAGCCCTCGCTTTAGGGGACATAAATCTCAGGTCAGTAGGTTTGGGGTTTTTCACGGGAACCCGTTCAGACTTTTTCCGCTCTTTGCTTGGTTTGCTACCCATTTTGTTACTGTATACTATAAGCACTTGATAAATACACCCACTAACTATTCATGCCAAGGTCTAAGATAAACCCCCTTGAACCTCGACTAGACCCAGATAACCCCAAACAAATGGATGTTGGGGGGTTGATGATCCCAGTCACAAACATGTTCACCGCCTGTATTTACGGTTTTGGGCACCATCCCCAACCTAAAGCGAGGGAGTATTATTTCTGGAGGTGTGCTGACATTTTGTGGAACCGGGATGATATCCCGGAAAAGCTTATGGAGAAGCATCCGTGGGCTGAGTTGATGATCAAGAAACTGGTTCGCAATCGCTACGTAGCAATAGGGGGCGCGGCTAGTTCGGGGAAGAGCCACCTTCTAGCCGGGTGGGGAATACTTACTTGGTTATCCCAACCAAAGGATACGTTGGTTTTAATGACCTCTACGGCACTTGGTGCCGCCCGTCACCGAATATGGGGTTCAGTAATAGCCCTTTTAACGGTTTCTGATACCTTGCCCGTAAATATACGTGATTCAATAGGGGAAGCTTCTTATATTGATGAAACGGGGCGGACCATATCCCGGGCAGGACTAACGCTAATTGCGGCAGAAAAGTCCCGGTCCCGGGAAGCAATTGGTAAGATGGTGGGACGGAAACAGAAGAGAATCCTGTTGATTGCCGACGAACTCGGGGAGATCGGGGAGAGCGTTCTCCTCGGTGGCTTATCTAATTTGAGTAAAAACCCATTTTTCCAGTTGGTTGGAATGTCCAACCCCGCGTCCCGCTTCGATACGTTTGGAATATGGTCGGAACCCAAAAAGGGGTGGGACTCAGTTAATGTGGAGACAGATGACGAGTGGAAAACAAAATGGGGTGGCACCTACATACGCTTGGACGGCGAACGCTCCCCTAATGTAGAAGCTGGTGAAACTGTTTACCCCTACTTGCCCACGGCTGAGAAACTGGCGGAAGACAAGGAACTATTGGGGGAGAAGTCACGGGCTTACTACCGAATGGTCCGCGCAGTATTTTTTGACTCTGATGAAACTGAGGGCATCTATGGGGAAACTGAACTCATAAGAAGTGGGGCGTTTAAGACCGTTGAATTCAAAAAAGGGCAATCCTGCTTAATTGCAGGAGTTGACCCCGCATTCACCAACGGTGGTGACCGAACAATAATGTATATCGCCCGTGTGGGACTGGATACTTCTGGGCAGCTTAGTTTGCAGTTTGAGGAGTGCGTTCACCTTTCTGATGATATCCACAACAAGGCAGTCCCCCGCACTTACCAGATTGTTCAACAAATAATAGACTGCTGTAAAAAGCATAAGATTCAACCCCAAGACCTCGCAGTGGACTCAACCGGGGCAGGTTCTCCGTTTTGTGACGTTTTGGCGGGGGAGTGGTCCCCAGACATTCTGCGGGTAAACTTCGGGGGGAAGGCTAGTGATAAAAAAGTCAGCATGAACTCACGACTTTCAGGGACAGATTTGTATACAAACCGAGTAAGCGAACTGTGGTTTGTGGGAAAAGAATTTGCCCGGTGCCGCCAATTGAGGGGCATTTCGGCTGATCTGGGAAAGGAGATGTGCTCTCGTAGGTATGATATGATCAAGGGCACATCGTCTCTCAGGGTTAAAATTGAACCTAAATCTGAGCTTAAATCCCGAATGGGGATGTCGCCTGACTTAGCTGACGCAGCTTTCATTGCGCTAGACTTAGCGCGGCAAAGGCACGGTTTTGTAGCAGTTGACCCACCCGGGGAGGGGGAGCAAAAATTGCCAAAGCCCCAAATAAGTATGAAGTCTCTCGATATGGTGAGTCGTAGCGACCATGCCTCACTTGATACTTAACTAATTTGCGGTCAAATGGAATTGACTTTTTCGCATTACATTTGCAGAATTAGCCGCACAATTTCTGCAAATTATGGGGAGTCTTATAACGGGAAAATTAGGTGCCACCAGACAACTAGAGAGTGGTTCGGGGGCACGGGGACGGGCGGCGCGTAGATTAAGAAGAAAGGGTTTTGGAAAAGCAGCCGAGAAAATGGCCCTTGATGCCGAAGAACTTAGGCTGCAAGAAAAGGAATTACAGGGAACGGGGTTCCGGTCCGCTGAATCAGAAGCGGACCTAGCAGCCC